AAACGGCGAGTCGTCGCTATGGTCGGTCTCGATGACGGGCTCGAACTTGCCGGAGACATACGGCGCCGACAGGCTAGAACGGACACGGACCGCGATCAGACCGGAGCGGCCGCCGAGCTTTTGGGCTATGGCGTTCCATGTCTGCCAGGCCCGTCTGTCGCGGTTTTGCATCACGATGCCTGAATACGTGACGCTCCAGAATCCCAGGTCCGTGCGGGTCGACGGCTCGATGCCGCCGAGAGTTCTGCCGCCCGATCGGCTGAAGGGAACCAAGTCTGCCGACGCCTGCTGTGGCGTCAGCACCCCTAGCGGCCATTGGATGATTTCAGACATTGCCGCTCCTTAACGCCACTCGGCGCCGCCCTTCTGCTGCTGATATTTTGAGACTGCAGCGGGCGCTTGCTGGTTGGCTGCAGACAGGATCTTCGGTGCCGCCGTGCTAACAGCGGCATTGCTTTCGCGCCTGACGTACGCCTGGAGTTTCCCGTCGTCGTCGACCGTGACCCCCACCTGAACATCCACAGCCTGTTGCCCCGCGGTACTACGCTTCGGAATTGCAGGCGTCTGGAACTTAACCGGGATGCTCCGACCATCAGGCAACGGCACGGCCGCTTCCGGTCCAGCCTCGCCGAAGATGGCTGCGGATCGCGAAACACCTCCGCGCGCAAAACGCCTCAGCGGTTGCGGCCTGCCGTGAGCAGCGATACCGCCCTTGGCAAACGGGAAGATCGCGCCGAGCAAACCGCCGAGGAGCCCTCCGCTTCCGCCTCCGCCAGGTGCGCCAAACGGTCCCTTGCCGAGAATTGCCGCCTGTGCGACGGCTTCGATGAGGGTGTTCAGGAACTTATCGAGCGCCTTGTTTCCGGTTTCGATTTTGGGAATGAGTTCGGAGAAGGCGTCGTAGAAGGCATCTCCGAAGAACTCTGCCTGCTCACGCACCTTGTCCTGGGTGGCCGCGAGCTTCTCAGCCGCTGACGAGGCATTGGCGTACCCTGCGGCCAGTCCGTCGATTTGCGCGGTGAGTTCTGGCGTAATTTCCTTACCAGCGCTCTTTGCTGCATTCAGCAGATCTTGCTTTGAAGCAGCAAATTCAACGGCATATCCAAAATCATTTAGAAGCGGGTTTAGCCCAGCTTGCGCTGCGGTTTCTGCCTGAATGGCTGCAGTGCGCTCCTGAATCTGCTCGATTTCGCGCTGCAGATCGTCGCTACTCCCGGCGCCACCACCGCCACCGCCTCGGCTGCGACCACCTCCACGACTCGGTGGCGGCCTGAAGTCAGGTAGGGAGACTGGATTGACGACGGCTTTCTTTCGCTTGCCGCCTCTCGTCCTTGGCCCACCCAGAGAAGTCGATCCAGACTCTGGCACGGCTTCGATGCCGTTCTCGCCAAGCTTATACCCCGACACTGTGTCGGGGATGGCTGCCGCTGCGGCCCTGACTTCGGCAAGCTTGCCGAGCACTTCATTCAGGCGAGCCACCGCTTCGGTGTTATCGAAGCCTAGATTCGTATTCTTTTCGATTGTCGCCTGAAGCAGCTCGACTTCCCGCTCGAGCGCCTTTACCGCATCCTCGGCCGGCTCCTTATCAACGTTGATTACGTTGCCTTCAGCGTCGGTCACGCCGGAGATGCGATTCAGGGTATCGAGAACAGAATTCAAGCCCTCGTTGTTGGCGAGGAAATTCCTGAATGCAGCGTCTGCGTCCTGAATCTTCTTGATCAGACCAGAGACATCAAAATCATCAATGGCGCCGGCCGCATTGTTAATGCCCTCAGCAAACCGCTCGCTCGCCCCAGTCGACTGATTAAACTCGCGAACGACATTTGTTAGAGACGTCCAGAGATTGTTAGTGGCCTGTGCGATCGTGAATGTTGCTGTGGCGGCCTTTTGCTCAAGGATGACGGAGCCAGCTTCGAAAGCGCGAAAGAAGGCCTCTGAAGAAATCTGACCGTCTACAACCAACTGCTTCAATTGCGAAACAGATCCGCCGGCTTCCTTCAGGCCGGCAGCTGCCGCCTGAGCGATGGTCGGCGCGCCTTCAAGGATAGAGTTGAATTCCTCGGCCTGCACCTTGCCGCTGCCGAGCGCCTGGCCCAACTGCAACAATGCGCCACTGGCGGCCTGCGCGTCCGTACCGGCCACGCGCAGAGCCAAGGCAACGTTGTTGGTGAAATTGAGCAGTTCCCCGCTGGTGACGCCAAGTTCCTTCTGCGCCTGCGCCGCTTTGCTGTACAGCGAAGCAAGCGTCTCGATGGGGGCTCCATTGGCTATCGCCGCCTTAGACAGCCCTTCGTACACACGCTCTAATTCTGCGCCAGAGAGACCAGCCACCTTCAGCGAGTTGTCAATGCGGGTGGCCGCCTCAGAGAGGCTGCCAAGACCGCGGATAACATCCGTGAAGACGAAGGCGCCGGCAACTGCGGCTCCTGCCTGCACCAGGGATGCGGTCATGGCCTTGCCGGTAGACGCGGCCTGCTTCTGGATTTGCCCAAGCTGGCGGTTCGTCAGACCCCGTGCTTTGCTGAGAGAGTTTTGGTATCCGCGGAGGTCCGCACTCAACTGGACGACGAGGCGCTCAAGATCGGTTGCAGCCATTCGCTTTACGCCTTATGATTGATCCACGCACGACCCCCGGGGGGCGGCATGAAGAAGACTGTTCTGGCCGCAGTTGCGGCGATATTGCCGGCTGGCGCTTCAGCCAACGAGATTGAAGACGCGATGAAGCGAATTGGCCCCGCTTACATGTGCGGGCCATCGCATGAATACCGCGAGGCTTTAGATGAACTGAGGCAGGCGCTCGTAGATGCCGGAGTTCCGGAGACGTTGGCTGGATACGCGATTGACGGTGTATCCGACTTCGTCACTAGGGAGCATGCTGCCAAGCGCCAAACGATAACGGCTAAGGAATGCGCAGAAGTATACGGCAGGGCTTAAAACCCGCCTTCTTCCTTTGACTGCAGCCAATTCCAAAGGTCATCCGCCTCGGCGTTCGACATCTTCTCTTCGCCGCCGCCGTTCGCCTTCACGTAGCCATCGAATGCAGCCATGAATTGCCACATAGACATTGCATTCACCTGTTGCGGAGTGAATCCCATTGCGGCGCCAACTCCGTAGATAGAAGCAAAGCGGATCTTGCCGTTCGGCAGATCGTCTACGTTGCTTCTGGAGCTGGCGCCTCCGGCTCCCCCACAGGTTCCTCTGGCGCCCCTAGAAGCCCGGCGGAAATAACCGCGATTGCGATCGGGTGGCTTTCCAGAGGCGGTCGGCGCTCCACGTACTGCCGCACCTTCATTAGCGCTTCCGCAGGTGGCAAGCCGCCACCCACCAGTCCGAGGCGAATGACGTTGGCAATATCCTCAACGCGCCACTGGTGCGAATGCAGGCGATGCAGGATCATGTACGGGCCGGCGTCGCACTCCTCCTGCAAGGTGGCGAGCTCGCCCCAGCCCAGACGGAACGAATACGTCCCGTCGGCGAAGTCGAGCTCAATTCTGGCGTCGCGAGCCATTAGAACGTATCCGTGCGGACCAACTCTCCGTCGGATTGCATAGAGACGTTGAGCGTTACACGACCACCTTGCTCCGCGCCAATTTCCAGAGATTCGACGTGCATCCTGCCGGTCCAAGTAACAGTGCCGGTCGAGAATTCGATCTCAATCTTGATCGCTACGGACTCGGTGCTTTCATAGCCGTCCAGCCAGGTCTCAACCGCGGATGCAGCTAGAACTCCCTCGCCGGAAACAGACGCCGAAATGCTCTCCACATCGCGGCCCAACACTATGGGCTTGTCGGGGTCTTCGCAGTCCGGAAGGGCTACTTCGGAAAGCGACTTGGTGAGCGAAAGTGACTTCGAAGTGAAGCCGCAAGGAGCGGTGTAAGTGCCGGTGCCGGCGAGGTCCAAGAGGACACGAAATTTCCCAAAGCGAGCTGTGACCGGGGCGGCCATGCGCGTCTCCTATTGTGATTTGGTTGGTGATGGTCGCGGACGGTGGCCGCTAATTGACTTCGAGAAGCGCCGTAACGCTGATTATCGCGCGATTGGTCGCACCGTCGCTTTCGCGCTGGTATCGCGTGATGCGGTGGCGAATGCTCGCCAGCGCATTGTTGGGAAGAGAAATTTCAGCCTCGTGCAGCGCGGCACGGACGGCGCCGGAAAGTTTGCGGACCTGAGCGTCGCTGAACGCCTCACCGCTCCCCCACGACCAGCAATCGATCTGCATGGTCACCTCTAGGCCGTCTATACAGTCCGCGTCGTCCGTCAGCGCGTCAGACGGACCCATTGAGATGTATGGCGGCGTCAGAGCCCCATCTGGAGGCCGGTTATAGACGCGAGAGCCGACGAATGACGCAACCGTCGGGTCCGCCTTCAAGCGCGATATTACGGCGGCCGTTAGTTCATAAGTCGGATCCACTAGCCGCCTCCTGCTGCCACTTCTTTAGCGGATTTGTTGACGGCGCGAGTGATGCGACCCTTGACGCGCTTCCGATTCGCCCTAAACGAAACAAAGAAAAATGGCTGCGCTGGAGCGCCTGGATGCATGGCGCCTTCGAACATGCCGCCAGCAATGTGTGGCGCGGCCCCGAACTCCACCAAATGTGCGTAACGGACCTTGGTGTTGCCGGCATAGATGGTCAGCGTAAGATCTCCATCCGACGACTTTAAAGACGCAACGCGTTGACTGTATTTGGGAGCCTTGCCCCACGTCCAGCCTATGCTGTCGCGAAGATCGCCGCTATCAACCGCCACCAGACTTTTCATCATGGCGACGATTTCATTTGCGCCCTGCTGCATCGCCTCACGTATCCGCTTGCGCGCAACAATCGGCAAAAGCGCCAACTTTCTGTTGAGCTTGTCCAGCCCGACGACCTTCTTCGTCATGCGTCCGCCTGCGCGCCGATTGTCGCCAGCATGTCGATGTAGTCGTTTTTCTGCGACACGTTCACTGGCGGCGATGTGATCGCGTAGACGGCGCCAGATCGCGCATCAACTGCCCGCCATGTGGCGTCCAGGGCGCGCGTAGCAACATGCGAGCGCACGCGTATAGTCACAGGCTGCAGCCCTTGCAGGCGCGCGCCCATGACAGCCTCAGAGCCCATGCGCGGAATAACCTCGGCGGGGTCGGTAAAGACTGTGGCGTATTCTCCGACTACCTGCCCCCCAAAACCGTCATCGCCGACGGAGCGCTGCTGGAAATGCAGAAGCGATCGAAGCTTGCCTGCGGGCATGTCTTGGCCTCTCGGTGAGTTCAGCCTTGCCTGCCGCGACAGATGCTGCGGCGCAGGCACGTGTGACGTTTTTCACGTCGCCGGCCTTGAAGGCGATGGTGACGGGTGGTCGAGGTTTCCAGTCGTAATCAGCCAGAAACCTCACCCACATTAGAGCGCGACGTTCGGGAATTGGATGTCGACAGCGAGAACGCTCGCCGACTTCGCAAGGCCGATGAGGCAAACGTATTCACCAGTGCCGACATCCGCCAGCGGGCACAGTCCACCTGGGGTGTCGGATAGGTATACCGCCTGCCCAGCACTCAGGACTGCGTCGACAGTTAGGTCGCCGCTCTTGTGAACCGTGATCGGCTGACCGTCCGATGCTCCGTTAAGAGCGATCCCACCAGCCTGGCGAGCGGCGGCAGTTGCCGAATTGCTGTCGGCGAGCATCCACTTTTTGGTGGTCGCGCTTTTGTAGACGGATTTGCCGGCCGTAATCGTTTCGCCGGCCGTGCCGTGTTCTTGCGCGGAATTCAAGCCCGCAATGATTGCGGAAGGCGTCAAGACTAGGTCTGCCATGAAATGTCCTTTTCAGTCAGGCCACCCGGCCGACTCTGTAGCGTTCAAGAATTGATGCGACGCCCAGCGGCAACTCAGCCAAGCCACCGTCCGATACAGCCTCACGGTTCTCGTAAAAGTGACCGATAAGCAGCAGCAGCGCCCATCGGAGATCCTGCGGCAACGTCTGATGGCCGCATTCAAATGTGACCTTCACCGCTCCCGGTTCGCACGTGATAGACGGCCACGATGTATCTCGCGCTGGCCAGATCCGCAGTGGCTGCTGGTCTAAGTCGTATCGCAGGCCCGACACAGACTGTTCAGCGCCAGCATCATCTCGGTACGTGACTGAGGTGACGCCGGTCACCGGGCCAAGAGGGACGGCGATCTCGCATGGGAAATGGTCAAGGGACAGTCGCCATGTCTGGAGCAACAGTGCGATGCCAATGCCGTTCGGACCTTCGATCGACGCTTCCGCGGCTGCAATCATAGACGTGATGTCAGCGTCGTCATCGTCGTGGAATACTCGCAGATGGCGCTTGGCCTCTGCGAGGGTCACGGCCGGTCCTGCCGGCGCAACCGTTCTGACCAGCCGTGTCCATTCGTTCATTTGCGTCGCCTTTTAGTGGCTGTCTCGAGTGCCGGCCGCACAGCCGCTGCCTCTGAGGCGGGTACAGCAGCGGCGGCTTCATCAACGGGCTCGCACTTGCGCTCCCATCCAGCACCGACCTTCGCGGCAAATATGTCGGCGTCGACGATCTGCCCCCAGCCAAAGGTGAAGCCATTTCCGGCGAGGCTTGATGTAACTCGTACGTTCATGAGGTGGTCGGGCGACGCTAGGCCGCCCGCTCCCTATCAGGATGCAGCGTGCTGCAGAACTTTGACCGCTCCGGCATCGAGCAGCTCGCCGTCGAGGCGGGTGAAGCCGATGAAGCCGGTCTGATCGTAATCGGCATACCGCTCGACGAGGCGGCGGATCGCGAACTCACGAACCATTCGAACGACGTAGCGATTGAATGCACCGAACGCGACCGACTTGTTGGAGGCACCAATCGCCGCCATCGCCTGGTTGATGCTGTATGGCTTATCGAGAATGGTCGCCGGGGCGCCAGTCCTCACATCGGCCGGCTGCCAGATGTAGTTCCCCGTTACCGTGTCCTTGATTTTGCGCAGCGACTTGAGCGTGCCGTCGTTGAACATGAAGCGAACCGACGGGTCGTCGCGGTAGGCGGGATCGACGGCGTGAAACAGTTCGATCATGTCGTCGAAGGTGAGTGCAGCGGCAGCCGCAACGCCGGTCACAGCGGTAGCCGCGGTGACGATGCCGTTCGGCTGGCTCGAGCCGGTACCGACGGTCAGGTGGCGGTTGCCAATTCGACCGATGCGCTCAGCCATCGCCGAACGTACGGTCCCTTCAACGTCGATCGCGGAGTCCTGCAGAAGCTCTGCAGAGACAAGCACAACACCCGACGTGTACTTGTACGCCTCAAGTGTCTTCGTGCCGAACGTCACTTCCGTCTCGGTGACCTGGGTGTTTTCGCCGATGAGAGAGCCCTCGTTGGAGGTGTCATCCATCGTCGGCCACGGGATCGAATTGCCGGCGGTCGTGGTCAGCACCCGTGTAACGCCTGGATCCAGCATCGGACCCCAAGCCTTGAGCGACTTGACCAGTTCGGCCATAAAGCCTTCCGGCACAAGATAGCCGCCCTTGGAGTCGGTACCGACTGCCTGGGCGCGCATCTCGCGAACGACTTTCCGCTGTTCGGCAGGCATGTCCTCAAGGCCGTGTCGCAGATAGCTCCGGAAGGCCGCAGCGCGTGCTTCGTCGGCGTCCTCCTGCTGGCCGCCTTGTACCGAACGGTCTTCGCCATTCGGTCGGCGATCATCAGCGGCGTTCAGATCGCGCTCGCGCGCCTCCAGGGCCTCTTCGCGCTTAATGCGCGCTTCCAGACGGTCGTATTCGGCCATGGCCGCGTCATGCTGGGATTCGAGTTCGGCGACACGTGCTTCTGCGGTGTCGTCCTTGATGTCTGCCAGGAGTGCGCGGGCGTCAGCGACGAGTTTCTGCTGCTTTTCGCGCATTTCGGTAATTTTGGACATGGAGTCTCCATACGAAAAGAGCCCGCGGAAGCGAGCTCAGTGGGATCAGTTTTTTTTGGTGGGTGACAGCGCTTGGTCAGCGCGTGCTGCGGACCCTGAGATCAAGGTCCATTTTCAGGCGGGCTCTGTGCGCCGCCCTGCTTACCGGCGCTGCCGCCGGATCTGTGTTTTCTTCGTTGGCAGAACGAGCGTCCCGCCACTCTTGCAGCGAACGCTTGCCGAGCTCGGTATCGTCGTAGGCTGGCCACGCGACGGCGCTTACCTCGATGAGATCAACGGCCTGGATGGTGCGCACCGGGGGATCGATCGTCTCGTCCCACTCCTGCTTGGTCACCCGAAAGCCAAAGCTCATTCCCGAAATATCACCCCGCTCGACAAGCTCCCAAAGGTCATTGCCATCGGTCGTATTGGGGATGTCGATTTCGCAGCGAAGGCCCTTGCTGTCTTCGGACAGGCGGAGTGTCCCGCTGGCCGTGCGCCCAATAACGCGCCCCACATCGTGATCGACCAGCGCGCGCACGTCTCCGCCGATCGCCTCCGAAAAGGCACCGGGGGCAATGCGTTCTGTCCACCACCCACCTATATCTGCCGGCGAATCAAAGACGGCCGCATAACCCACAAGCGTGCGTTTCTCATCCTCGGCGCGAGTTTCCACGCCTAGCGTGCCGCCACGTTTCTCGATCTTAGTCATGCGGCGTTTGCCTCGTCGTCTGGATTGTTGTCGTTGGCAGGTTTCGGCTTTGCTGCCGTGCTCTGCATGCCGAGGGGCACTGTGGCGCCTTGGATATGAAGCTTTTCCGCTTCGCCGCCATGTTTCGGCCAATTCTCCATCGCGCGCACCTCATCGGGTGTGTAAATGGCGTTCTGGATGCCCTTGGCGTAGCCTTCCATGCGGGTGCGGAACTCGCCGCGAAGCAATCCGTCGATATTGAATTCGCAGAATTTGGTGCGGTTACGCGCCGAGAACAGCTTGAGATTCAACTCCTGCTCCCAAGCCTTAACCCATTGAGAGATAAGGTGCTTGGTCAATGCGAGGTCTTGCTGTTCCGTGTTGCTGAACGTGCCGTGTGTTAGGTCCTGCAGGAAGACCGGCGGAAGGCCATAAATGCGGGCGATCTCTTCGATCTGCATCCGGCGGGATTCCACCATCTGCGATTTATCCGGATCGACGCCTACGGCCTTCAATTCATGCCCTGTCGGCATGATCATGACATTTCGACGCTCAGCGTTGGCGTCTCGGACGGCCTTCTCGACGTCTTGCGACGCCCTCGCAGCCGCAGCCGGCGAAGGCATCGGCCCATAAAGCGCCAGCGGAGGCACGCCACCGTTCGCAAAGAATTTGCGAGCATACTCGTCGAGTGCGAGCGATAGTCCGACAGCACCCTTCAGCTTCGTAACCGGGTCGACGTGAGACACGCCATCCGGCTTCAGCATGAAGGTCAGGTCGAGAACTTCGTTGGCGGCATAAGTGACTTTCCGTCCACCGTCATCGTAGTGGTAAAGCTTCCGGCCGCTCTTGCGCTCAATCGTCAACTTGTCGGTGTCGAGGGGCCAGATGTTCATCACTCTGCCAGCCTTGTTTCGTTCGATGAACGAAACACCGCGGCCACGCAGCAGCGTGTTGACCATCATGCCTTTCCGCCACGCAAACGAGGTCAACTCCTCGTTCGGCGCGTCATGCAGGATGCCGTAGAGCGGGTCAGACTCGACGGTGTCGCGTCCGTTCTCCGACTTTCGAAATACCTGCAGAGGCAAGCTGGCGATCGTGTTGGCGATGAAGTTCACCGCACACCACACTGCCGGCACTTCAAGCGCCGTTTCGTGCGTCACGACAACGCCAGCAACGCCGTGCCACTCGCCCATCAGCGTGCGCCAGGCGTTGACGTCGGAGAGCGGAACGCTCGGGTTTTCCAGGCTCGCTCGCGTTTCCGCGGCGGCTTTTCTAAATGGCCACATCAAACCACCGCTATCTTGAAATCGGGATTTTCCCAGGGGGACGGGGTCGGGGCGCCCGCCGATGACCGCAGGTGCAGCCCGAGGGTCATGATCAGCGCGATTGCGCCATCTATCTTGTTTTCTGGCCGCTCTTTGCGCGGATAGACGTTCTCTTTTGCGTCGTAGTGGCCGACGACATTGCCAACCATCCACGACAGCGGGTCGCGAGGCCCATATGGGTGCGCGATCTTGCCGGATCGCATCAGCGCGTCGAGCTCTTTTGTTGGCTCTGAGAAGTTCTGCACCGTTTGCCGGTATTCGACGACGTTCGCGCCCTGCTCCGCTAGATGGTTGGCCATCTGCTGCGCCTGCCAAGGGTCGTAGGCGATCTCCAGGACATGAAATCGGCCGGACAACTCGATGATGTCCTGCTCAATTCGGTCGATGTCGATCACGTCGCCTGGCGTGGCGACAAGCTTCCCCTCGGCTTCCCAGCCACGGTATGAATCGTTGCGGCTTTCAATGATTGCCTGCCCTGGAACGTAAAAGCGCGCAAACGGATAGACCTTGCCACCACGCTCAAAAAGGGCGACTACGGCGGCAATATCGACCTTGGAGGCCAGGTCAACCGCGATACGGCAGGGCTCACCAGCGAAGTCCTCAATGTCCAGATCTTCGTCAAAGCACCGATCCCAGGCGCGCATGTCGTAAAGCGCCTCGTTCGTCTGGATCCAGACGTTCAGGTGCTTCGTCAAAAAGCTGGCCTGAGATGCCGGCGATGACATCGCCTTGCGGCAAAGAGATGCAATGTGTTCCGGCTCGACTGAAATGCCGTAGTTGGGGTTGGCCTTGCGCCAAGTCGCCTCTTCGGTCCAATCGTCGTCCTTGTCGATTGTGTAGATGACGCCGAAGTAGGTGTCGTCCTGCGCGGTGCCCTTCAGAATGTTGATCGTATAGGCGCGGTGCTCATAGCAGATGCCCGTCTTGTCGGCGCCAGCCGTTGTAATGGCCCAAACCATTGACTGATTGCGCTTGCCGGCACCGGTCTCGATCGCGTCGTAAACGCTGCGGTCGCGGTGCGCGTGCAACTCGTCGATCAGCGCAAAGTGAACGTTTTTGCCGTCGAGGGAGTCGGCGTCCGCGGAAAGCGCCTCGAAATAGCTGTTCGACCGCATCTGAACAATGCGATGCGCCTCAACATCGATGCCGAGTGCCGTCCGCAACGCGGTGGCGCGACGAAGCATCGCCTGCGCAGCCGAAAACGCGACCTTGGCTTGCTCTCTTGTGCGCGCCGCAGAGTAGACCTCAGCGCCGCCTTCCTTCTCACCAAAACCGCAATACAGCGCTGGCCCGTCAGACAAGGTCGTCTTGCCGTTGCCACGAGGCACTTCCGTGTAGGCGCGACGGTAGCGACGCTTGCCATTGTCGTGCCGCAGCCAGCCGAACGCGGTCGTTAGAATGAACGACTGCCACGGCTCGAGCGTAAGATTCTGACCGGCGAGCGGTCCTTTGATGTGCGGGAGGAAACAAGTGAACTTGCAAACACGCTCCGCAGCGTCGTGGTCGAAGTAATACAACCACCCTTCGGCGCTCACCGATCTGGCAATATCATCCAACTGCCGCTGGCACGCCTGCTGTACGTACTCGCAGGCTGGAATGCGGCCTCCAACCACATCAACAGCATAACGGAAGCCGGCCGCAACGTGCGGATGTTTCTTAGCATCGACAACATGTTCCATGATCTCACTTGAAATCGGCGAAGGGATCTGCTTCCGGCTCCTTGGCACCCGGCGCCTGAACCTTGCTGCGGTCGGTCGGGCTGAAGCCGAGCTTGGCCAGAGCGCCGATCAGTTTGGAAATGCCGCCACCATCGAGAGCATTCTTGCGAAACAGCACCATCAGCTTGACGGCGATCTCGAGCATCAGCCGGTCTGCATCGGTGAGCCAAAAGCCGTAGCCGGCGAGCTCATCCCAAAGCTTCCGCTCGTCAGCGTCGAACGCTTCGGGCGCAGATCCGACTGGGCCAGTCGGCTTAGGCTCGCCGCTGCGCGCGCTCTTGCGCTGCGGGTCTTTCTTGAAGGCGCCCTTCAATTCGAGGGCAGCCGTCGGCTTCCTCGGCCTTGCCATGGCACCAAACTCCGATTCCGAATTTTGCGGATGAGAAATATTGCTTAGGCCGCCGGTTCGCGGCTGAACGAGCTGAGCGATGTTCCCCGCCCCTCCCCGCCGCGCTCCTCGCGCTGCTTTGCGCTGTTATGGTGATGGGCGCACAGGGACTGGAATGGACCGGACCAGAAGAGTTCCTCGCTGCCGCGGTGGGGCGTCACGTGGTCACAGACCGTTGCGGGCTCGACGATCTCATCCTCAAGGCACATGACACAAAGAGGGTGCGCACTTAGCTGCGCCTCGCGGATCGATCGCCAGCGTTTCGTGCCGTACCAAGCGCGCCAGGGCGATCGGTTGCGATCGGCATCACGCTTGCGCTCGAGTGTCGTGCGTTGCGACGGCGGGCGGAACGGCTGAGCGCGTGTTGGCAATGGAACCTGCGATTCTCGTCTGCATTGTTTCCCCTGCACGGAAGGAGACCTCTGATGGCAGACGACAAGACCAAGACCGCAGCGGATCGCCGACTGGTTGCCGGCACGCAGAAGTACGAGCTCGACTACTTCGCGAAGAAGCACGGCATCACCGCCGCGGACGCACGCCGCATCATTAAACAGCATGGCAACGACCGCGACGCTGCCGACAAGGCGGCAAGCCGTTTGAAGGGCTAAGCGATCGTGTATGATGCGAAGGAAACTCGGGGCTTCAAATGGCAAGCGTTCTCAATCAAGCGCTGGTTGACTTAATCAGCGAGCAAATCAAGGAGCGCCATGTGACCGAACTCCGCGCTGTGCTCTCGACTGGCAACGAGATCACCATGCATGCGGAGTTCACGGTCGGCCACGACTTCATAATCTATCGGACGGCGAAGGATAGCAGCGGCAAGTGGGCAATGACCCCGTTCGCTCACATCGTTCAGCTGATCGTCTAAGTGCGACCGCTCTATCCTGCGATCGTACATCGCCGGAGCGCCAGAGCAACTGATCCGCCATGTTGAGCAGTGATGCCGACACTCTCGAATAATTGCTGATGCCGCGACACGGAGTAATTGACGGGCTCATAGCTTTCTCTACCATCAAAGGTCTCACCACGGGAGGCTTAAATGGAAAGCGCAGGTGTAGGCTGGATTGCTGCAATCATCATCGGTGGGGTCGCCGGTTGGCTCGCCGAGATGTTCATGAAGTCCAACATGGGACTCATTATGAACATCGTCCTTGGTGTCGTTGGCGCGTTCGTGGCCAACCTTTTACTTAGCCTATTTGGCGTGAATCTCGGTGGTTGGATCGGATACCTAATCGCCGGTTTCGCTGGGGCCTGCATTCTCATCGCAGTTGCCCGAGCGATCAAACGATAAAAACAAGAAGCGCCAGGGAGCACGGATACCGAGCTCAACCTGGCGCATGATCGCCTCGTCGCGAGAGGAGGAGCGCGCCGAGGCAATGCTGTACCGTGGGCGCATACCAGATGGCAGAGACGAGACCACGGCTTACGAGTAACCAGACGGGGTGCGCTGTTAACTAAGCGTGTCTGTCTTGTTTAGGGATGAGGCAGTCCCGGCGAGCATCGCGAGTTTCGAACGTCCGCAGCTCGGCAGCGCCTCAAGGCAAAAAGGCCGCACAAGGCGGCCTTCGGGGAATTTCACCCCTTCAATAAAATACGATGTGAAGACGCTATTTACCGGACATCACGCTGCGATTTTTTCTTCCGCTGGCGCGAATTTCACTCGCGCCGTCTCGTCGAGATCGATCAGCGCATCAATCGCGGCGTCAATGAGTGACGGACCACGCTTCTCTGCGTATGCAGGCGCTTGCCCCATGGCGACGCCAATCTCCTTCGCTGTCGCATCGGTTATGGCCATATCAAGCACGAGTGCATGGCGGCCGAGGTGATGGCGGAGATGATCAACATAGTCGAGAACCTCGACCTGCCGAGCAAAGTCCGGCTCACGGCCAGCTGCTGCCGAAATCTCACCAGTTGGTTTGGGCCGCTTGACGCCGCCTGCCCACTGTGGGCCGGAAACGAGGCCATCTGGGCAGCGGATTGCTGGACGTGGGAGCAGGTCGAAAGGTACCGAGCCGTCGACGCCGAACTTCTTTAGCATCGCGCGCCCTTCCTCAACGCCGTATCGCCCGTGGCGATCCTTCGGGCTGGGTGCTTCCCGCGGTAGCGGCGCGTAGAAGTCGCCGATCGCCGGTTCGCCCGAAAGTGGCTTGCGATACGGCTTCGCCGTCAATGGTGACTCAACTGCGCCGCGCAGCTTCAAGTAGGCCCAGATTGCGGCGTCAGACCTAGTCGGCGACGTTCCGCCTTTAGGGCCGCGAGGGCGCTCTACCGGCCGCAGAGCGGCACCCTTCGACGTTCGTCCCCACTCAATGAGCCTGCCGTCGCGGAATAGAAGATCGCCTATCTGAGTATCCTCGCCGCCATTTTTGTTTTTCCGGCGAGTTTCGGTAGCCTCCTGAGGTTGGTAGACGTTCACCTCTTTACCGGTCCAATGCCAAGTCTCGGTGCCGATCACCTTCCAGCCGACGGCGGCAAGCAATTCTCCTTCAGATGGCCTGATCTCCTGCCTCGTCTCGGTGTCGAGGCTGTCTTCCTCGGTCGCCACCGGTTCCGATCCAGGGAAGCAGAGATTTTTCCAGTGGCGGAGAGCATACAGGCGAGCGTAGTCTCCGCGATAGGCAAGTCGCTCGAGTGCCGGCCACGCCAAAACTGAGCGTGCGGGCTTGTTGTCGTTGGCTGGCTTGATGGCTTTGATGGTTTTCTTCGCCCTGGCGGTGGTAGGCTTGCCGTGTGCCGCCAGGAGCTGGGACAGTTGCGAAAGATCCTTGTTGCTCGGCTTCTCGCTGATCAAAGGTGTACCTCCTACCTGGTGAATTTCGGTCGCGGATCTGGCATTGCCCGGATCGCTTCGGATGCTTCGTTGAGTATGCCGCCTGGGCCTTCCATCAGGAGGGCTGCCTTTTCTTGAGCAAGCCGGAAGGCTGCAAGGCGGGCTTCCTCCGCCGCGGTTCGGGTCACGCAGAGGCTGAGTTTGTATTCGCAATCGCTTTTGACCTTTTCCAGCTCTGCCTCGAGTTCCGTGATCCGTTGCCTGAACGCCTCGATGACTGTGTGCGCGTCAACGAGACAGGCGCGGTAGTGTCGGCCTTGGTACTTCGGATCGCGCGGGGCCATCTGGTCGGCAACTTCGACGGACAGTCGTCCTGGGCCTTGTCGCTTCATTTCGCGCTCCGCTGATGATCGAACAAGTTCATCGCTTCTCCTCTCTATACGGGGGACGGCGTTCCCAGACGCCTCCCCCTCTGAAAGAGGGGCAAATGCTGGGAACGTGGGAATGCGTTTATTTTCAACAACTTAAGCCGTTCCCAAAAATCTTGGGAAGGCTGGGAATGGGAACGGGAAATTACGTCTTTTCAATTACTTAGCGTTCCCATTCCCATGGGAATGACCCATTCCCAGACGTTCCTTGGGAACGGATTTAGCGGCTATGTCCGTGGAGTTCCGGTCGAGAAATTCCCCAGCCCGATCGCGAACGTACCGCCCGGAACATCCAGCCACTTTGCGGTTTTTTCGCCCCGCGCCGTCGCACGTACGATCTCGCCACGTTCAAGGGCTTGGCTGGCAAGCGCGTCGAGTTTGCCCTTGGCGAGCCCACGCAGTTCCTCTGGAAGCCGCTCACGCATTTCAAACAGCCCACTGGCGCCGGTCTTCGTGAACGGTGAACCGGCAGCAGCCGCGGCCTCAACAGCGATGACCAGCGCTGCCCGCAGATCGTCTTGCGGCGGGGCAGATGCGCCAAGGCCAGCAGACCTATCGACCAACAAACCGTGCGCGTTGCGAACGTAGGTTGACACGATGCGTCGAGCCGCGCCGTTTGCTTTTACGACACCGCCGAGCACGACCTTCGCCGGCTGGAAATCGGTACCTAAATCCTTGCAAATACGCTTCGCCCTCGCCTCCTCGGCTGGCCACATGGCGTATGCAAGGCGGAGTCCGTCAACAAGTGCGGTGCTGCCTCGAATGGCGTCGCGGGCATCTCCAAGCGTCTCGATGGGCTTGGCGACCTTGCGCATGTGATGGGCAACCAGCGTCGTGGCGCCGGTCTCGGTCGCCAAGCGCGACAGCGACGTGCACACGAACTGTCCCGCTGCCGGATCTTCGTTCAACGGCAGGTGCGCAAAACTCGCCAATGGGTCGAAGGTGATGAGACGCAGATCTGAAATGGACGCGAGCTCATCTCGGATCCGCATGAAGTCGTCTGTTTCGACGAGACCCTTCTTTTTGTCTTCCCGCCAGAACGCTCTAGCGCCCCCTGCGGATGGAAGGGGAACAACGATCATCCGTTGGCCCGCTTTGCTAAAGCGAAACCCCTTGTCGTCGAGCGCAGCGATGCGACGATGCACTTCGTTCGCATCGTCTTCCGACGTGATCATCACCGACGTTCCATCGACAACGACCTTTCCGCCGAAGATCGGCGCGGCAAATGTGCCCTGACCAAAAGCAACTCGTCGATGAAGCTCCAGTAAGGCGAACGACTTTCCAGTGTCACCCATCGCCGACACCATGCCAGGGATGCCGAGCGGGATTACGCCGTCGACCAAATACTTGACTGCCGGCGCCTCCCCGACGAACCGGCTCACAGGCCAGTCGAAGATCGAAAATGCCCGCGGTTCGGCTGGAACGGCGCTGCTGTCGCTTGCTTGCTCCGGCAACGTCGCTGATTTCGTAGTAGCCGTTGCCGCCAGTCTCATGGCCCTTTCGTGTGCCTCCTGAGGCGAGATCCAGTCTCCACGCTCGCCGCCACGGTGCTTCGTTGCGATCGCAGACAAATCCGCGCCGCCGTCACGGGCCAGCTGCGCGACCGTGCTCAAGGTGACGCCTTTCCCCGCCGTGAAGCCTTTCCACCGCGCGGCCACATCGCCTTTTCTGTATTTGGCGCCGCGAGCGCTCCATGCGTCGGCGATGGCCAGCCCATCGCTCCCGAGTGCGCCATGAACTGCCATCAGGACGTTGACCCAGTCTTGGTAGCCGATATCAGGATCGATGAAGGAAAGAAGTTCCTCGACTTCGGCGGCCTCTGCGGGCGCGTTGTCATTTGCATGCGAAGGGATGTAGTCCTGCCGCGGCGCGCGCCTTGGCGTGCGTATGCGCTCCACAAGCCAGGCAGGCGCGTCTGCAATGGCAGCAATGAAGTCGGATGCAGTATGATCTTCCAGGAACTCGTAGAACGTGCCGTCTGGCAGCGTGCTGCCCGCGGCAATGACGTATCCGCCTGTTGCTCTCACGTCGATGTCTGCTGGAAGGCTGCCCGTTGAGTTGGTCATGCCGTCGACATGCCGGAATAGGAAGTGCAGCCCCCCTGTGGCAGTCCGGACGACGACGGTAGGCGTCAGCGCCCCGTGCTCGGCCTCCATGGATGCCAGGTTCGCGTCCCCGGCCTTGCCCTCTTTGACGTCAACGTCAAGTGCGAAAAAGCCTGTTCTCTCGCCAGTCGGAATGCCGATGAGGGCTTCTGGCCAGTCCGACCACCACCGCCGGACAATATGTTCCCTCGTGCTTGCTCCGTACAAGCCGTCGCTGGTGAGTGGACTCTTGGGGCCGTAGACCCGACCCGTATGAGGGTCGGTTTCCTCGCTGACGCGGCAAGGGAAAATCGGGATGCCGGCCGCGATGTACTCGAGCGCAACGGAGAGGTTGTTCGCGATGATTGGAGTGTCTGAGTTAGGCTGGACGGCGGATGCGGTTGTCGGCAAGCTGGCCTCCCAAAAGTGCGTTCGATGCTGCTTTGGTGATTTTCTCGGCAATAGCCGGTTGGAACGACGCGCAGTGCTGACCGCCTATATTCGGCGCAATGGTTCGTCTGGTGCCGTCAGGGAACTCGCGAAGAAGAAGTCCGTACAGCCTGATGTCGCCGAGTTGGACTGTGAACCGGGCGATGGTTCTGGCGCCGCTGGAAGACGGCGGCCTTTCGACCGCCGATATCGACTGGATGACGGGATCCATCACTGGCCGCTTGCCTGCCGTTCAATTTTTTCAATCACGGCTTGCCACACGAACTCCGCCGTTCGATGGTCCGCGAAGAACGCGTCGCCGACGTATCGAAGGAGACCGGATTTTGGCGGCGTCCCTTCCGCCCAGTATTCAACGAACCCAAAGCGGCGCCGGTCGCCTTTCGCGCCCTCCGTCAGGACCGCCTTTTCAGGAAACAGTGCGGGCGAGTGGTCAAGCAGGCGAGCGTCGTGGGGATAGCCGTCGAGCGTGTCTATGGCCAAGCCGAATCCGCGGACCCGGCTGGGGGCCGCCGCTTCGCGTTCTCGGATCAATCGAAACGCGCGGGGTTCGTGGGTGAATGTGCGCAAAAATCCTCCTCGCCGGCGCGGAGGCCGGTCGGCAGCGGGGTTAGTGAAGATGAGTTTACGGGAGATTTTCCGGCGCGGAGGCTTGGGCGTCCACTAAGCCGCCGCTCTCGGAATGCTGTTATTCGATGACACCAGTGTTGTTAGACGGCTATTTCAACTTCAGCCTTAATACCGTCCCAAGCTTGACTTAGGGCCGCCTCATAACGAGCTTGCCGAGCCGCCGCCTGCGTGTCTTTCCTTTTCGCAACGAAGTCGACCACTTCTGTGACGATGCCCTCGGCCCAGAGCCGGCCAATTTCGGCTCGAGCTTCTTGGTAAGTTCCCCAAGAACTGTAATTGATATCGCCATAATCGAATTGAATTTCGTAGAGTTCGCCACTTGGAAAAAGATGCGCGACAGCTACGTGTCTCGGTTCGGAATAGATGGTCTGATGAATGTCATGGAGAATTTCAGACATGTGTCCTCCTTCGCCGCCCGAAGGCGGTCGGCTTGTGTGAACGACTGTGGTTGGGATTTACGAGAACAAATAACCGGCACAGGCCGGTTAGCGGCAAGGGCTATGCCGCAAAATTTCGAGCGGGCGCGTTGTCGTTAGCGCACCACGTGGACGTACGGGCGCGCTCGGCGACCCACTCGTCGAGGTCGGCGGTGTTGTAAACCACGCTTCGGCCCAGCTTATAGAAACGAGGACCGCCGCCAAAGCACCGCAGCTTGTCCAACGAACTTTTGGATATGCCTATGTACGCGGCGGCCTCTTTCACGCGAATATTCTTGGTCATCAGCACCTCCATCGTTTCAATATGATGGACAGCTATTTATGACATTTCACGGGGGCATATTAGTTGCTTTAAATGTCCTGTGGGGCATCGCCGGCAATTTCTTCCATTGCAGCTTCCCATTTTGCGATTGCAAGTTTGACTTTCGCCTGGTCTCCCAACCGATACTTTATGCTTAGTTCCTCAAGGCGCCGCTCATATGGAATGCCCGCTGAGCGCATCTCGTCGTTCTCGGCCCCGATTTCCGGCCATAAATGTTTGGAGCCGAACGGTTGGCGCCCCCTTTTCGCAGTGGCGAGGTATTCGGCTAGAGCGCGCGTCTCGGCCCCCGCCTTACCCGACTCGATAAGGTCATTTATCCAGGCAAGCGCCTCTTCTCGCTTTCCGTGGTGGAGAAGATTGCGAATCCAATGGGCCGGAACGTCAATCGGCGGGAGCTTAGCCATTCGTGCCCCTCATAGCCTTTGCGATCTTATTCCCGATCTCATCGGCGGCGCGCTTGAGCGGATCCACGTCTAGGTGGGCATATCGCTGCGTCGTCGCCGCTTGCGTGTGGCCCAGCAACTTCCCGATGATGGGAAGACCGAGGCTGCCTCCGACACCGACGCTGGCGAAGGAGTGGCGAAGGTCATGCAGACGCACTCCCTCCAGCCCCGCGCGCTTGAGGACGGCTTCCCACGGTTTATTGAGATCCGCTCTGGGTTTTTCGTCTTCGGTGCCGGCCGAATTTCCTGCGATTACGTATTTCCCGACGCGCGGCAACCCCTCAAGGATCGCAACCGCTGCAGCGGATAGGACGACGGTCTTTTTGCCAGTCTTCGAGTCGGGAAGGAAAAGTACGCCGCGCTCTAGATCCACCTCCGACCATTTCAGATCAAGAATTTCGCGGCGTCGCGCCCCAGTCAGCAATAGAAGTCGGATTGCTGCCACGGCATGCGGACCATACACGGTGCGCCTATTCTCCGGTTTAGGAGCATGCTTCGCGTTAGCTTTTTTCTCGTCGACGGCGTAAGGCAAGCCGATCGTCTCCGCCTCGTGAAGGGCTTCGCCTAGCGCCGTCAGTTCTGACGTGGTGAGAAACCTCTCCTTGCGATTTTCCTTGAACCTTTCCACCGCCTTCACAGGATTATGCCCCGCGGGCACCAGATGCTGCTTTGCGGCCCAGCTGAACATGGCTGAGAGAACCGCGAGTGTGCGGTTTGCCATCGTTTTTCCAGCGTTCCCCTTGCCGATTTTACCGCGTGTGATGTGTGCCTGCAGCCGCGCAACGTCACTTGGCGTCACGAGCGAGCAGCGCATTGATCCGAGCACAGGCTTCACGTACCTCTCGATCGCGGCCGAGTACTCTTGATAAGTGCGTCCCTTGCGCTTGGTAGCCACATGGTCCCGTAGGAACTTGTCGGCCAGGTCAGCGACCGTATCCTGCTTCCGCTCATCACTTCGTGCGCCCGCCGGATCAGCGCCCAACGTCACTCGCGCAAGGGTTCGGGTAGCTTCGT